GATTGCTGTTGAAATGATTCTTAATGATGACACTAAAGAAAAAGTCATCAAACAGCTTAATAAGAAAATGAACTTACCTATGATTTCAGAAGAAACAGAAGCTGAGTTATTAGATGCATTATATGAAGCTATGCAAGAAGCTTTACAAGATGCTATAGAGAAGAAGTAATTGCCTAAGCAGATATACAATCAATCTGATTTCTCTGGTGGTATCAATGGTATAGATTCTCCAAGAGATGTTCAAGATAATCAAGTAATTAAAGCTAAGTCTGTAGCTTTTGATGAAAAAGGCAGAATTAGAATGGCTGGTAAAGCAGTAGGAGGATCAGCTCCAGCTGCTACAGTTACAGCTTCAGGATTTGAATCTGGAACATCTTTCTTTCATTTTTCTCATGACTATAGTATGCTTTCTGGTGGATCACTTATATCTACACCTTTATTGCAAGATAGTGGAGCAGAGTTTTTTGTAATAGGTAATGTAGACAAAGTAGCAATCTATGATTCTACTGATGATAATTGGGATGTAGATATTATAGATATAGGAAGCGATATAGGAGCAAACAGAAGAGCTTTAAACTTTTATTTTGCTGATGCATCTTTAAGGATTTACAATCGCTTTTTAGGTTTAGACTCAAGTGGCAATTATGATGCTAAATCTACTTGGCATGGGCATATAAAAAGAAAACTTTTTGGTGATGCTAATAAAGATTTAAATGAATGGTATACTACTACTACTAAAATCATGCCTCCTAATGGAAACACTGCATTCAGTAATGACTTTCAAAATGGAAATGAAAGTCCTGGAAGAAGTGCAATAGTTAATGAAGGTGGGGGGAATTGTGATGTTGCTACAGATACTTTACAAATAAGTATAGATGATTTAGGTAATGTAGGTACTTGGATTGCTGGAACTTATAGTTTTTATTTGTCTTATATCTATGATGGCTCTCAAGAGTCTCCAGTAGGTCCTGCGACAAATATGAGTATATCTGTTGATACTACTGTAAGTATTGGTGTGATTATAGATTATAATGCAACTTCAGGTACTGATTTCAATACAAGAATTACAGGTGCAAGGCTTTATTATTCAGATCCAGTAGATGGAGATGGTACTTTGTATCATCTTTTAGATATTGATTTTATTAAAGGATGCAAAAAATTTAATGAAAGTGAATATACAGATTGGAATGAAGATACTACTGATGTTCATGAATGCCCTACAGGATTGCAAGGAGCAACTTTAGTTTCTACCTCAAATACTTTTGACTTTGAAGATATGCCTAAGACTGTTACTTATGATATGCTTAATGGATATGGTCCTTTAGAAGTAACAGATGCAAGATTTAAATGCCATACAATATTTAATAATAGAGTTTATATAGGAAATATAATTCAAGACTATACAGTTGGTGGAAATGAAGCTAAAACTTATCCTGACAGAATCATCAGAAGTCCTATAAACTTTGAAGGTAATCCTCAATATGATACTTTTCCAGCTACTCATAAGATGGATGTAGCTGCTAATGATGGAGATCAAATAACTGCATTAGAAGGATTTGGTGATAGACTTTTAGTATTTAAAAGAAAGTCTGTATATGTAATTAATGTAGCTCAAGATGGAACTGAGTTTGTTGAAAATAAGTTTACTGACTTAGGTGTATTAAGTCAAACTCAAGTAGTTGAAACAGAGTATGGGATATGCTGGATTAATAAAAAAGGACTTTATATATATAGAGAGAATCAAGCTATAAATCTTGTAGAGCAATTATTAAGTCCTTATTCTGGAAGAAGAATTACTCCTAACATGAGATGGAATGTTGATGATACAAAATCACCTGCAATAACTTATATACCTACAGCTAAAAAGCTTTTAATATCATTAGGTTTTCAAGATAACTATTCTAATGATGGATGGATATATGATTTTGTTAAGAAATCTTTAAGCTTTGTAGGTGGAGCTTTAGGAAACTGGTCTTATAAAAGAAGTAATTTTATAGTAGATGATTCAGGTATACCTCATTTTGCTCAATTAGATAGCACAACTCTTTCTACTTTAAGATGGGAAGATGAGCAACAAAGTAATACTGAATTTAGTCTTTTCTTTAAAGATTTAGATTTTGGGCAACCAAATGTAAGAAAGAAAATATATAAAGCTTTTTTATCTTTTAGATCTAAAGGTGTAACTAATGTTTTAGCAACTTATTGTACAGATGGTAACTATGGAGAATCATTAGCTTTTAGTACTACTCCTGCTTCTGTTGGTAGTGGAGGAGAACTTGTAGAGACTTCTTCAGGAACATCAGAATTAGTATCAGGAAGCGTATTTAAAATAAATCATCCTGTTGAAACTTTGCCAGCTGGTGATTCAAATCAAGTAGGTTCATTAAGTTGGTATACACATAGTGCTGGTGCAGATGGACAAATACAAATATTAAATCAAACTTGTAGTATTACTAATGATCCAGATAGTGATATAATCCTATATCACCCTATAACAGTTTTAGAAAACTCTACATATAGAGTAGATATTACTTATTTTAGATGGACATCAGGCAATAGTGAAGTTCAAAATAAAGTAGCTCCTCCAGTTATGGCATGGGTAACTAATACTTATGACACTCATGCAAATAGTAAAAACAATAGCAATCAGTTAGGGCATATGATAATTGGTACATCTGGAACTCATAGTTTTGAATTTACTTCAGCTACTGATACATTTTTAGCTATATGTTTTAGAGCTGTTGAATATGATGGCTCTGGAGACTTAGAGTTATTTACTAACTATAATCCAGCTACTACAGATGAATATAATAAGTTTCACTTAACTTCAGTTAAATGTTCTAAAGAATCTGAATGGACAAGAGCAGAATTAAAACCAAATACTTCAAGTGAAGCTAATAATGTTTATAGTTTTGGTTTAAAATTAAATGTAGAAACAGGAAATACTGTTCCTTCTGAATTTGAAATTGACAATCTTAGTGTAGTATATAGAACAAAAATTATTGGAACAAAATAGATAGTGACTTGGGATAGAGAGAAGAGAGGAATATTTCAAAGAAAACAAGAAAAGCCTCAAATAAAAAAACATAAACCTTTAAATTCTGAAGGCAATGATGGAGACTTTTCTATAAGACAAACAGATGAAGGTGTCTTTCTTTATTTTAAAGCATTAGGAAGATGGTATAAAACTTTAAATGCTTCAAGTAAAGTTATTCCAGAAAGCTCTGGATTTGTAGTTGGTGAGCCAGACAACCCTATAAACTCTTTAGTTGTATCAGGTAATAGTATATATATAGGAGATACTAAATCTGAACAAGGAGCTATAAGGTTAGAAAAAGATTCTTCAAGTGGGATAGATTATTTATCTTTTAGAAAACATGGTGCTACTAAATCTACTACATTAGTTGAAGAAGAAGAAGTTTCAGGTAGCAGATATATAGATTTAGGTGGATTATCTGGTAGTGCAAAAGCTCCTATATTTGCTCTACCTTCTGGAACTGCTGCAGGAATGTTTAAATATGGTGGTGGTGTACATACTATACTTAGCTTTGATACAAATAATGCACAAGTCAATATTCCTAAAGGAGTCTTAAAGTTTACTGAAACAACTGCACCAAGTGGTGGTGCTATACCAGGTGATGGAGCAGGTATATTATTTTTAGATACTTCAGATAATAAATTAAAATATCAACATGCTTCATTAAATAGTGGTAATGCAATAGATCTTACTTTAGTAACTACATTTGGTAGCTATTTACCTCTTGCAGGTGGCACTTTAACAGGTAAAACTGCTATAGATATAGCTAATACCGACATTACCCTTTCTACAGATGGGCATGTGTTTGATACAGATACTACCATTTTTAATGATGCGACTACAAGTGCAAGTGGAACAGCATCTTCTAACTTTTATGCTTATAGGTTAAACAAACATGCTTTAACTGCTACTAATAGCTCTGTAACTACTCCTACTGCAGCTACATTGCTTATAGGAGGTGAAACCCTTGCATCTACAAACCAGACTATAACTAATAACTATGCTCTTCAAATATCTCAAGGAAATGTTAAACTACCTGATGATGGCAAAATAATCTTTGGTGATGCAGGTGAGTATATAAAAGGTGATGGTACAGACTTGACAATAACTTCAAGTGGAGATATTCTTTTAGATGCAGATGGTGGAGATGTTACTATACAAGACAGTGGTTCATCTACTCCAAGATTAAAATTGCATAATACTTCAGATGCTTATGGAACTCCTCCTGTTATCACATTTGAAACAAGACCATCTAATGATGTAGGTACAGTAGGTGATGATATAGGTAGAATAGATTTTAATAGTGATGATGCAGGAGGAAATGTAACTACTTATGCTCAAATACTTGGTGAAATAGCTGCAGCTACTGATGGGCAAGAGGGTGGTAAGCTTAGTTTTAAAGTTTCATCTCATGATGCTGAATCTGTTTCTGGATTAGTCTTAACTGATGGAGATGCAGAAGATGAGATAGATATTGCTATAGGCAGTGGTACAAGTTCAGTTATTACAGTAGCAGGTCATATTACAATGCCTAATGATGGAAAAGTTACTTTTGGGGATGCAGATGAATACATAAAAGGAGATGGTACTGATTTAATTATATCTTCTACATCTAATGTAAGCTTTAATGGTTCAAGGCTTATTGGTGCAGCAAGATTTACTTTTAATGATGGTGGGGCAACTGCTGATATAATTAGAGATGAAGATGACATGACATCTAATGATGCAAATGCTTTAGCTACTCAACAATCTATAAAAGCTTATGTAGATAATACTATTAGAGATATTAAATCAAGTGGTTTTAATTATAGCTATACAGCAGGTACAAAAGTTTATATACCTCTTGGCTCAAGTACAGGTGAAAGTTCAAGCACAAGTGGTGGCAATGATTATAGGCATTTTGTTGTTCCTTTTGATGGTTATTTAGATCAAGTTGTTTTTAGAAGTGAAGAGGCTTGTGGCTCAACAATAGTTGGTTTTCATAAATCTTCAACAGGTGTAGAAGTACCAAGCTCTACAGCAAGTGCTACAGTTACAGTAGACATGACAACAGATGATACTGCATATAAATTTGATTTTACATCAAGCAATACATTTAGTGCAGGGGATATAATAGCTATTAGCTTTGATCCAACTAATGATGCTAATGATACCAATGCAACAGTAGTTTTAGTTTATGATGGAAGTCAAGGAGTTTAGCTAAAATTAATTTGAATAAGACTTTAAATATTAATAAAATACAACATCTGTAAAAAGGTAAAATTATGGCAATGAACTTTGGAGCTGCCTTAATGGGTGCTCATGCAGCACAAGAAAGGCAAAAATTACAAAAAGAGCAACAAGATTGGATTAAAGAGCAACAAGATTTACAACAAAAAGCCGAGAAAAAAGCTAAAGGAAAAAGTCTTTGGTCTTCTTTAGGTGGTAAGATAGGTGCTTTAGGTGGAGGCATTTTAGGTACTACAGCACTAAGTTTAGCTTTAGCTCCTTTGGGTCCTGCTGCTCTTCCTTTAGCTGCTGCTATAAGTAGTGGCGTTGGAAGTTACGCTGGTCGTAAAGCAGGTGAGGTTGGTTATGGTGCCCAAGGTAAGGGAACTTTAACTAAAGGTGGTTATGGTCTTGATCCTTCAGATGTTAGGGCTGCAGGTCCAGATTTAAGCAAAGGTAAATTTCATTCAGGTATAAGATCAGATCTTGAGTCCTCTATTAGTAGAAGTAAAGAAGGGCTTATAGGCGATATGAGAGATGCTGACAGAATGTTACATCAGCAGCAGATTATGGGCTCACTTACAGATGCAGCTACAGCTGGCACTTTAAAAGGTGGCTCTGATTGGATAGGTGATTTGTTTGGTGGTGCTAAATGAAATTAGGTGAACTACTTTATCCATACAAAAGATTTCAATCAGGTGGTCCTGTAAGTCCAAGTAGATTTGATGAAATATCAGGTCTTAGTGGAGATGCTCTTGCAAGTTATTTAGGGAGCACATTTGGATTGCAAGATGCAGGGCAATATACTCAGTATTTTGATCCCTACAGCACTGTAGGGGAAGAACAGCTTAAAAGACAGCATGCTCTTGGGGTTGAATCAGCTAAAGCTGGAGCAAGAGGGCAGTTAAGTGATCTTTATAGCAAAGCACGAGCTGCTGGAGCAAGAGGTGGTGGTTTTGGTGGAAGAAGTAAGGCTGTTGAACAAGCTAAAGGTAAAACGCTTGGAGCACTCCAGCAACAAAAAGCTAAACTTGGAGAAACTTTAGAGCAAGGAATTTATGGTGAAAGAGAAAAGTATGTTCAGGACTTCTTAAACCAAGTAGGAAGATTAGGGCAAATGGGTGCAACATTTGGAGAAACAACAAATTCTTCTTCAGAAGGATACGATACAACTATATATGGAGCAGGTTTTGATGAATCTACAGGAAGTTGTGCTCCTGGTTATTATATGGCAGGTCCAGACTCTGATCAACAAGGTTGCATTCCTATGAGTGGTACTACTGATGAAGGAAATACATATGGTGGTAATGAAAGCTCACCTCAACAAGAATGTGCAGCTAAAGGTGGAATATGGTTTGAAGGTCAATGTGATTTTCCTGGAGGTGGCTCAGGAGGTGAAGGAGGAATAGATGACACAATGCCTTAAGGAGAAGAAATAGATGGCAATACAAGGCGAGCACCCAATAGCAAGATGGCTTGATATGACTTTACCTCAATTAGTTAATCAACATATAACTAATAGAGATAATCGCATTCATGAAAAAGATATGATGCGAGAAAGACAAAAGCAAGAAGAAACAATGATGCGACTTAATAATGACCTTCAATCTAAAAGAGAATTAAACAGATGGCAGATTGATCAAGGTACTAAAGCCTATGAAGCGAAAGTAAAAGAAATAAAAGAAAAGCAAGATATATTACAGGCTTTTAATATAGATGCAACGCTAATATCAGGATTAGATCAAACGCAACAAACAGACGCAGGAGCTGCATTAGTTAAAGGTCTTGGTGAAGATTTTTCAAGACCACTTATTCAAGATATAGAAGCTAAAAGCACACTTGAGTTACAGCTTGGAGAATTGCAAAACCAAAATGCTTATTTGAATGAAACTGATGCTATATTAAATAGACTTATGACTGGTGCTATGGAAGGTAAAAGAGTAGCAGGTCTTGTTGGAGATTTAGATCCAACTGGCATAGAAGGTCAGATTAATGAAGCTGATTTCTTAAAATATTTAGAGTTAATGGAGAATCCTTTTGAAGAAGGCTCTCCTGAACATTCAGCATTTATGGCATCTGTACCAAGCCATGAAGAAGGATTAAAGCTTGGTGAGCAGTATTGGGATACTATAAATAAACAAGCAACAGCACAAAGTAATATAGTTAAAGGTCAAGGACTTACTGGAGCTAACTATCAAAGATTTAATGATGTGTTTGATATTGGCTCTCAAAGTTTTGAATTAATAAAAGGTATGAAGCTTGACAAAGGTTATTTAGATGCAATTCAAATAGACCCTTCAAAGTTAGAGTTTAAAAAAGAGACATTAGAAAAAAGTCCTCATTTCGTTTATGATGCTATGGATAATCTTGCTTCAGGCATAATTAAAGCAATAGAGTATGCAGATTCTACAGATTTAGCAGATCAATTTGTTACAGATTATAAAGCTGCTGAAAGCCATGAAGATAAAAGAAAAGTTATGGGTAGATTGATTAAAGCAATGAGAGAAGATGGTTCTCAGACTCATTTGGCTTTAGAAGCAATGTTTGGTAAAGATAGTGGTGGTGCTGATAATCCTCATCAAGTTCATTTTAATGCTATGCTTGATTTCTATGATAAAATATTAACAGAAGAACAACTTGCAGGTGTATTGTCTGGTAAATACTCTATAGATGTCTTGAACAAAGAAACAAAAACTGCACAAGAAGTAAATACTGAAAAACAAGAAGGTGATCCAAGTATAAATGTACCTACTGAAGAAGTTGAGCAGTTAAATCAAGATTTAGCTAATGCACCAACAGATTCAAGTCAAGGTCGAATAGCAGTAAATTCTGCTTTAGAAATAGCCTCTCAATATGAAGATGCTGAAGAAGGATATTTAATGGCTCAAGACCATATATATAGTTTAATAAACAATGGTATGCTTTCTGATAAAGCAGCTGAAGGTGCATTGAAAGAATTGGAAGAGCAAAGATCTTCAAGAATTATTGCATCTACTGGAAGAATGGGACCTATGTGGGACTTCTTAGGAGATGTTGGTGATGCTATCGGCACTGGATTAGAATATGCATTTCAAAAACCATATGAAAGACCAGGCTTTAGGAAGAATACTGCAAGTGGAGAATTAGACGAGCTTCAGGAGAATCTCCTTGCCAACACAAAATAAACTATCTGTAAATCAATTTGCTAAAGCTTTCAGGGAGCAGAACCCTGGAGCATTTGAGTGGAAAAGTGACATGGAAATCGCAGAGCTTATGGCTCAAAGAGTTCCTGGCTATAAAGACATTATAGACTTCAACACTTACGAACCTCCAAAACCTACTTACGATCCAACTATAACAGACCATGTAAAGAATACTTGGCATAACCTAAAAACTATGGGTATAGAAGTCCCTGCTTATGCAGTTGGTCTTGTATCTAAAATGCAATCAAGTCCTTTAGATAAGCTTGAATGGCAAGAATCTTCTGAAAACTGGAGACAGTGGGCTAATGAAAAAACAGAAAAATGGCTTAAAGAAGATAAAGGTATACAAGGTTATTTGCAATGGAAAGAAGATACTCCATTTGGATTAGATAACTTTTATCATTTTGATATGATGGCAAGAGGTCTTTCAGATCTTGTACCTTCTTTAGCTACATCTTTAGCTGCAACTTATGCAAGTGGTGGTATTGGTGGACTTATAAGTGCTGGCAAAAAAGCTAAAAAGATTTCTGGAGCTGTAGGTGGATTACTTGCTATGCATACTATGGAAGGTTCTGGTGAATTTAATGAAGCTATGAACTACCTTGTAGATGATCCAGATGGTCCTAAGCTTAAACCTTCAGAAGCTATGGATACAGCATTAAACTCTGCTATTACTTATGCATCATTAGCTGCACCGATTGAATACTTCTCTGTAAGTGGGGCTGCTCGTATACTTGGTATAGGTGATGATGTATTTATGAAAGGCTTTATTAGACCTGTAGCAAACTCTCTTCATAATGCTAAAAAAGCTGGTGGATTTAAAGCTGTCGCAGCTATGGGAACAGATGTTGTAAGAAATGCTTTAGTTCAGGGTGTTCAAGAAGGTACTCAACAAACTCAACAGCTTTTAGTCCAAAATGTATATAAAAAATATGGTGGCGATACTGATGAAGCTTGGAAGAATTTTGGAAATGATTTACATGAAGCTATAAAAGGTAAAGAAACAAGACAAAGTTTTTGGTCTTCAACTGCTGCATCTTTACTTATGGGTGGACTTGGTGGAAGTGGTACTGTTGCATCTGCAACTAAAAGAGCTTTACAAAGATTAAAAAGAAAAGAATCTGAACAGCAGTTAATAGAAGATACTCACGAATTTAAAGATGAAACTGGAGAAGTAGGAAATCCTTTAGCAGTTGCTGCATTAGGAGATGTATCTATAACAGATCCTACAGAGTCAGAACAATCTGCTGCTAATGAAATAATAGCAGATAGTCCAAGTGGAGACAATACAAGACAAGCTTGGATAGATTCCTTAACAGAAGATTCAACTCAATTAAATGATATAAATAGTGAGATGAGTCCTGATGATTGGTATAATGCATTAAATCCAGAAACAAATAAAGATAGTGATTTTACTATCGAACAAGCACAAGCAGTTAAGACAGCAGCAGAATTAAATATTGAAATTGCAGAGCAAGACTTAGCAGAAGATGTTATAACAGAAGATGAAGCTCAGGTTATTGGAGAAGTTGCAAGTGATATAGATTTAATGCAAAGAGATGAGGATATTTATTCAGACTTAACCACTGAAGAAGAAATAGCTGAAGCACAAAAAATAGATGAACCTGAAATAGGTGTTTCTCAAGAAGATATTGATAAATATGCAGCGATGAATCCTAATGAGAGACAAAAAGAACTTACAAGATTAAAACAAGGTAGAGTTTTAAATCAAAAAGAAATAAATGCTTTACTGAAAAATGTAGGGCAGGAAACTGAAGAAAGCTCAAAAGTATTAAGAGATTTAGAGTTAAAAAAACAGCAAGATAAAGATAAGCAAGAAGTACTTGAAGCCCTTATAAGAAAAGATAAAGATCAGTTAAGTTTATTTACTCAACCTAAGCCTAAACCTAAGCCTAAAAAAATCCCTAAAGCTAAAGATACTAAAGTTTTAAGTTTAAAAAATGAGATAAAAAATTTAAAACAAGAACTTGATGACATGCCTGATGATATTAGATATGATGAAAGTGCATACAAGCAAGGTGTTGAAATAGATAGTGATGAAGCAAAAATTGTTAAATTTCAAATTGAAGAACTTGAAAAAGAAATTGAATCTATACAGGTTAATAAAGAAGAAAAAACTCCTAAAGCTGAAGAAAAGAAAGTTAAAACTCCATTTGGAAAAGCTACTATAAGATCTGAAGAAGGAGAAGCTGTTGAAAATGATTTAAATGCTATAATGGATGAAGCTGAAAGAAAAGGGCAGCAAACTACTCTTGGTTTTCAGAAAGCTAAAAAGAAAGCTAAACCTATAGCTAATAAAAGACTTGCTAAGGCTATGGAAAAGCGTCTTAAAAAGCAATTTCCTTGGGTTAAAGCAGAATGGGTAGAAAAAGTATTAGATAACTCAGGAACACAAGTTGCTGGAAGAGCATTTAAGAATGTAGTAGAATGGAGCAAAGGCAAAGCTACACTTGATACTATACCTCATGAATATGCACATATATATGTAGACCTGTTAAGAGATCATCCTGTAATTAAAGAAGGTATAAAGTCTTTTAAAGGTGAAGAACAACTTGTTCAATATATAGGTGAATACTATACTCATAGAATGCAAGATAAAAGATTAATTGCAAGAATGAAAACTTGGCTTAGGAAGTTTCAAATTGCATTAAAACAATTCTTTGGTTCTGCATTGTCTGACAAAGAAGTAGGTGACTTAATAGGTAATAAGTTCTTTACAGCTGAATTTGAGAAAGCACCTGATATACTAAGTGATGAAGTTAAGTTTCAAAGAGAAGCAAAAGTTGAGCCAGATAGAACTACAACATCTGGTATAAAAGTCTATGATAATTTATTTAAAGGTCTTAGCTTTGCTAAATTAAAGAAGAAAATCTTAGATACAGGTAGAAGGACTTTTGGTCATAAAGCTGCATGGTATGGACCTGTAGAATACACTTATACTGGCATAACTCATAAGATGCAAGTTATGCCTGAAGAATTTCAGACTATTGCTCGACAAATTGAAGATGCAACTGGTGTTCCAAGAGGTTATTATAATAGTGCATTAGTTAATTTATTCCCTGCAGGCAAAGGTATACGTGCTCATGCAGATAATGAAGAAATATTTGAAAGGGCTAATGGTACTATAGGTAAAGTAGCAACTGTTACTTTAGGTGGTTCATCTGAAATTACTATATCTGGAAAGTTTAGCGACAAGATTCCAGTATCGTCAGGTAGTATGTATATAATGCCTGGACAAAGATTTCAATTAGAAAATAAACATGCAGTAGGTAAAGCTACTAAAGAAAGAATAAGTTTAACATTTAGGCATATACCTAACAACAGATTACCTCAAGAAGCAGTTGATAAATTTAAAGTAGATCCTCAAGTTGCAAAAGCTATTATAAGTATCCTTGAAAAAAGAACTAAGAATTTAGCACCTGAAGAAGTTGCAAGTATTGTAGAAAACCTTACAATCAAGTATCCTATTGCAAAAGAATTAATTAGAGATTGGGCGAGAGATAATAAAAGTGAAGAAATACAAACATCTGCTACTAAAATTCAAGATAGTATTGACAACCCAGTGCCTAAAAACATTTCTCCTGATACAAGTGAAAGTATTGAAAATGCAGATGAGCTTGTTCAAGAAAAAGAAGATAAACAAGACAATAATGAAGCTATAAATGAAACTGAAGTTGATTCAAGTGGTTCAGATTCAAGAAAAGGTCTTGACAGAGTAAGAAAAGAATCTTTTGATGCAATAGGTGTTACTGAAATATATAAAGATAAGATGAGACAGTTGCTTGAAGATGCAAGAAATATGGAGTTTGATGAATGGCTCAATACATCTTTAAAAGCAAATACAGGAAAAGATTTAAGTAATGCGAAGAATAAAACTAATGCAAGAAGATATTTATATAAACACTGGATAAGCATAAGGTCTCAAGATAGAATTAATTCTCAAGGCTGGGGTGATGAAATGTATCACAATACTCATTTAGAATTAGTGCAACAATGGACAGGAGACTATACAGTTGAAGGTGAAAGAGTCATGAATCCTGTTATTTCAAGAATTAAAGATGGTAAAGATAGAGGAAAGATTGCTTTTTATAAAATAAAAGGTAAGCTTAAAAAGTATCTTGGCTTTGGTGGTTCGATAGAAATTAAAGCAAAGCCCTTTACAACTAAGTATATAGCTAATAATGTTAAGAGAATTTCAAATTTACTTAAAAAATCTTATTTAGTTACTCATGAAAATTTATATACTAAAGAAACTTATGCTGGAGACGCTGCTTTAGGGAAAAAAGGGTCAAGAGAAGCATATGAGAAAAACCTTATAGCTCCATATAAGTTTATAAATGCAAAAGATATGTATGCTATTGCATTAGGAGATGCAAGAAATTATGAGGCAAGATACAAAGCTTGGAAGAATGGAATGTCTAAAGATACACCTTTACCAAGAAAAGTGCCTGTATTTACAAGAGGTGAAAACTCTGCTATAGTATTTGCAGAAATAAATGAAGCTATAAGAAATAAAGCTAAAAACTTTAAAGCTTACTGGCAAGAGCAATTAGATAAAGGTTGGATAACTAAAAAGCAATTTGAAAGCTTTACAAATCCAGCCGAAGGAAACATTCCTAAAGTTGGCGAAATAGTATCAATGAGATGGAAGATAGGCGAGAAACCTCTTACTCAAGGAAGTAAATCTGAAATAATTAGTATTGAAAAAGATGGAGAGAATTATAAAGTAACTCTTCAAAACACATATGATAAAAAGATTTATAAAGATTTAATTGTTAATAATAAGGGAACTGTAGTTAAGTATAAAAGCAGAGATACCCAGCATATTATACAGGCTTTTAATCTTGAGCAAAGAGCTAAAAAAGATAGTTTTAACTATACAAAGTTTGAAGTTGAGAATGAAATTGCAGTCTTTGAGTTTATAAATGAGTTTTATCCAGGCTATCTTGTATATGAAGACAAGCCAGGTGGGTGGGCTAATATTCTTAAAAGAATTAAAATACCTTTAACACCTGCATTTTCTAACCCCAAAATGGAGAAATCTAAAGCTTTATATATAGACTCTCGCAACTTAAAGTTTCAATATAGACCAAGAGATGAAAATGGCGAAATAGTATTTACAGGACCTATGTATTCAGGTGAGCAATATATAGAAGATGTTGGCAATAATAAACATATAGGTGATGGCAATTCTATTACAGGTAGAAGTTTCTTTAAGAAATTAACTAAGCATCTTGGTTTAGATCCTAAACAGGGATTTGCAAAAACTATTATTTATGACAGCAGTAGACCACAGTATGGCAATGCTGGAGATACTATAGATAATAGTAGCACTCTTATGGTTAAGCATCAGCATAGTTTAGCTGATCCAGGCATGGTATATTATGACAACAATGTTCCTGTAGCTGAAGTAGGTAATGATGGAAATATTTATAGACTGAATCCTGATGGAAGCCCTACAAATGAAGTTATAGATATGATTATGACTCAAGATGAAATGAAGGTTGCAGAAGGTGAAAAATATGCACCTAAGTCTGGAGATAAAAAAATGACTTCTTATTTATTCGACATTGAAGGAAGTTCTGTAGGTCTTATTAAATATGCAGAAGGTACAAAGAAGAAAGCTAAATTCCCTCATCAATGGCTTAATTATTTACCTAAAGAGATACAAGATCAGGTTAAAGATAAGTATATGGGGGACAAAAGTCAAGCAACTAAAATATTAGAAAAAGCATTTAATTCTATTAAAGATGCAGACTCAGTAAAAAGTATTGTTAAAAGCATTGAACGAATGTATCCTGATGAAGTTCCAACTGTTATGAATAACTTTATAAATAATGGCTCAGGATTTCATCCTGTTTCAGCTTCTCAGCTGTCTACAATGATAGTAGGGAAGTTTATGATTCCTATCATGACTATGGATAGACAGAAAGGAACATCTGCTTATCTTGCTCCTAATTATAGAGGTGATCTTAAAGAAGGTGATATAGCTTTATCATCTGCTAATTCAGGTCCAATATTTGATAAATATAAAGAAGATAATCCTTATGATGAAAAGCCTACTTTTAAGAAAGTTAATGCATGGTTAAAAAGAGCTAATGTAAAAGTATTGGTAACAAGATACCCTGTTCCTCATAAGAATGGTGCTGTATATTTAAGAGTAGCAAGAATACACAACAAGACTAATGTAGCAGAAATGCATAAAGATATTACATTTAGATATTTAGAAGGCGACTATGATGGAGACAGTATAACTATAGAGTTTCCTACTAAAGAAGCTGCACCTATATTTGACCAATATTTTAGCAGTCCTGATTATGTTGAAAGTATTAAAGGAATAGATTTAGGCAAGTTTAAAAAAGATAAAATAGCTGACATGACCAAACTTGAAGATAGATTGAATATCATGCAAGAAATGATTGGTGGTCAAAGATCTATAGGTGAGATTGCAACTACACAGGCTGTTTATAATTCAATTAAAGATATAATAACATCTGTTACTGTAAAGGGTGTTGGAATAGAAGCAGGAGATGTAGCTACATTTAGAATAGAGCCTAATAGGGAAGATATTGAAATAAATGATACTGGAGATTTTAGACCTGTAGATGAAGTTTTAAGAATATATCTTCAAGCTGCTGCAGATAATGCTAAGTTTTTATTGCTTAGTGATTGGAAATATAATGTAAACAATCTAAGACAAAAATTATTTAAAGTTTACAAAGAAGGAACCGATGGACAGCCTGATGTTTTGATGGGAACTTTTTATGACTATATTAGAAATAACAGAAAGAAAGCTGAAGGTAAAGATTTTAAAGAAAGTCAGCAACCATTGACTAATGCAGAAAGTATGCAAGGCTTATGGGAGATGTTTACAACAAATATATGGAATTTACACAAAATACCCTATGCTTTAAGAAGAGGAAATAATGGTGATGGCTCTAAGCATAATCTTCAGGACTACATGGATCATGCTAAAACATATACTGACTATATTTCTAATAGAGGTAAATACATCTTATCCAATACTAAAGAAGAAATAACAGAAAGTATGGGTGAATGGAAAGCTGAAAAATATAATAAACTTAGAAAAGGCTATACTTCATTAAGAACAAAGCAGTGGGTTAGGGGTAAAGAAATAGTTGATGTCCAGTTTACTGATCATGTTACTCCTATGGAATATTTAGTGCAAAAAATTCATGAAAAGAATGAAGCTACTCCTAAGAAGTTAGGGCAATTAAATCCAGTTGAGTTTGAAGATGTTTCATATGCAGCTGCTAATACAGTTGCTGTTCAGAAAATGTCTGCAGCTAAAAATAAGCTTGAACCTGATATAGTTGCACAAAACTATGGTAAAAATCTATTTTTAGATATACTCAAGACTCTTGGTGGAAGTAATATACTACCTTCTACTTGGGATACAAATGAAGATTTACTTGATGTAGTTGATAGATATGCAAAGGCATTTAAGAATCTAACTGAAGATCAGCAAAAACTTGCTACTCACTGGTATATTGAATATATGGAAAGCATTCCTCTTAACGAAATACCTGCAGGTCCTGCAAGAAGTGCTTATATGAAAAAGAATTTAAAACAAAGATTAGAGCAATTTGCTCCAGTTGCAGATGAAAGAGGAGTAAGTTTATTGCATCCTGGTGTGACAAAAGCTTATTTTAAGGAATTTAACAAAGAACTTTTAGAAAGTACTAATTTGAAAGAAAAAGCTGAAAACAGTGATTCTGTAAAAGAAGCAAGTAGGATGTGTAGATAATGAGTGCAAAACCAAAAGATTGTGGATTTCATGCTGCTGACAATATAAATAGACAAGATAATATTATTAAGTCGAATGAGACTATTTCTATTAAAGAAGTTGATGATTTCTTTCCTATATCAGACCAGCTAAAAAAAGACTTTCATGATAAAGTTGCAAAACCTTTAAAGAAGATATTTGGAAATACTTCAGTTCCTGTAAAAGATTTTGATGGTAAAATAAAAGCTATCTTCCCTAAAGACTGGGAAAAGATAAGTATGATAATGAAAATCAGATCTATGACTGAAGGTCATAGGATTTGGAGAAATGCTTTATTAGAAAACTTTAACTATGAACTTGCAAAAGTAGAAGGCTTAGAGAATGTTATAGCAGAAAGACCAGACGGAAGTTTATTTATACAATTAGATAAAGCTACTATGCCTGAGCTTAGAAAGCTCTATGAGATGACTTATGTTAATGCAAATGCAACCGAGCAAGATGTATTTGGTGGAGTAATGGGCAATATGAGAATTAGCCTTGAAACTCCAAGAAGTATGAGATGGAAAGATAAGACTGGCTCTATTGCATTTATGGTTAAAGCTGTAAACTTTTTTGCTGAAACTATTCAAGGGCATGTTACAAAATGGATGCTCCCAACTGCTACAAGAAAAAAACATGGTAATTATGGAATGCAAGATGTCTATACTTCATTGCATCAGATAGTTACTAATACAGATCTAAATAAAAGAAAGTTTGGTGGAGCTGAGGCAAATAAAATAAAGATAGTTTCATACTTTCAAAGAATTAAAAGTGGTTGGATGTTCATAGAGAATGGTAAAGTTATGATCAATTCTCATTATGGTAGAATTAAAAAAGGAATGACAGCAAGAGATGGAAGCCCTTATGTAGCAGTTAAAGGTGAAACTTATTTAGATAGAGATAATTTCTTTAGGTATCATTCTACAAATGATTATGTAAGAGACTATTCTACACCAATGACTGTAGAAGATTATATAGATGGAGTTGGTTTAAGTAAGAAGGATAAAAGCTTGTTAAAGGCTGAACAAAGAGGTTATAATCCAGAAGTTGATTATAGACTTGATATAAAGAAAGACTATTTAAAGCTTGATAAAAATATAGTCTCTAAGATTAATAAACAGGTAGATAGAGCAAGAAACTTACATGATGATGTTTATGATGATTTAAATGCAAGAACTAATAGTCTTGAGAGAGAGGTACTTGCAGAATTAAAGCTAAGATTTCCTAATAAAAGTGAACAAGATTTACAGGATGTTTTCTCAAATAATAGAAAGTTTACTA